TTTTGATAAGTCCCTCTGGAGTATCTGCAATATGATTGAAGAAAAATGTTTTTGCTGTAAATGATAGAGTGTATATCAGTGCTCTTCGTGTTGCAAAATCTCCTTCATAATCATCCTGTTGTGAAATATTTTGGAGAACCATAGGTATATCTCTCTTTTCTCCAATAGACTTAACTAAATCAATTGATATATTGAAACCTGGTTGAAAAAATGGTAGTATCTGCTCTAGTATTTGTAACCCATCATCTTGTAATTTAACCAAAATATTTAAATCAAAACCAAGATTATATGGAACAGGCATGAATACCTTTTTCATCTTATTATTATTAACGTCTTGTGCTTTAAATGTTTGTGTAATACCTGCTTTTCTTGTAGAGTCATAAGAGATATTTGTAATTTCAAAAGACATTCTAGGTAATGTAATTTGAGTTGCTTTATTTAATTCTGCTTGCTGTGTGATTCTTGCTAAAAACTTTTGTCTAGGACCGTATGCAATAGGAACTTTAATTTCTGATATCATATTTCCTGCACCATCATCATGACGCACATGAATATCATTAAACAGTGTGCCAAATGCAATTACCGTTTTTCTTACTATTTCGTGATAAAAATAATTACCTAACATTTTTCTACATGTATGATTCTGAACCACCTATCATGTTATGACTAACTCTTGATAACTGATACATAACCTCATGTATAGTTATTAGTTTTTCTTTTCTGGTGGGTTTCAATAGAGTCGATGGTTCTACTTTATCGTCAAACCAAGGATCATATTCTATGTTGTCTGGTGCTGGATAAGTCATTAAAAACTCCCAAATGGATTTGATTCTGAAAAGTCAATCAATAAGTCTGCCTCTGATTCAAATATATCACCTTCATTGTATTTATCGGTAGTATCATCCTTGTTATATGATGTAACACTGTATAGAGCACCAGAAGAGAGTCCCTTAATATCTTCACCTGCAAAGAATCCTGGTGTAGTGGTACCGACTCCAACATTACTAATTTGTAGTATTTTGGTATCGTAATCCCAACTTTTAACTCTTGCCTGTGTTCCTGAACGCATACCCTGAACAACTTCATTGAATTGATATGTTCCAATACCACTCATAGTTTCTGGATTAGTAATCGTAACTGTTGGAGAAGAACTATAACCTCTACCTGCATCTTGAATGAATATTGAGTTTACTTGGTTGAATGAACCTACGTTACCTATAGATGCAATACCCACTGCTGTTGTACCTGAACCTGGTTGAGCAACAGTAACTATAGGAACAGTACCAAAACCAATACCATTATCAGTCATAACAAATCTAACAACACCGTTAAATGTCTTCTCTAGTAAACAAGTAGCAGCAGCACCAGATCCACCTCCACCTGTGATTGTAATAGTTGGAGTTTCAGTATATCCAAAACCAGCGTTAGTTAATAATATTTTTTCAACAGATTGACTACCAGCTCTTACAGTTGTGATTGCGACAGCAGTAGCATTTGCAAGTACGTTTCCATTTGGAGATGTGCTTATAGAAACTGTAGGTGTACTGCTATAATTAAATCCATCATTATTCAGGAATATTTTTTGAATGTAACCAGTGTTAATAATAGCGTTTGCTGTAGCAGTTCTTCCTATACCAGTTAGTTGTAAAGTTGTAATATATCCAACATCATCAACTTGACTGTCAATCGTATCAATAGAAGTGTCGATAACCTCATCCTCATATTCAAATAATTCACATTTTAATTTGTAAACATAAGTGCTACCTAATTGATAGAATGGATCTTCATGTTCTACAAATTTTATTTCAAAAAGTCTTTGCCCTAGAGGAAAATATACTAAATCACCTTCTCTAGGTCTTGATGCTAACTCAATATCTTCGTCAGAATTCATAAATGGTGATATAAATTCTTCAAATCTTTCTTTTGATATTGTAAGAGTTACTTCATCTCTCAAACTCATTCCAAATTTGGTTAAAACGTCTCCAGCACCTTGATAACCATCATAAGTATCTACATATGCTTCAATCGCAAAATTATCATCAAACTTAGAGGCAGTAACTTCTTCTATTATCGATTGTCTATTAACAAATTTTCTAGGAATGAATGTTATTTCAACACCATAAATTTTTAGATGTTCATTAATTAGACTCTGTACTAATCTCTGTTCACCTCTAGAACCTTGTAAAAAGTATGGATTTAATGCCATTATTCATCACCCTATAAAATCAAGAGGAGGAAGTTCATAATCTCTTGCCATCCTCTGTTCTAAGGCTTCTATTTCTCTAACACCGTCATCATATATTTCTCTTCCATTCAATTCTATACCACCAGGTAATTTTGTTCCTCTAAACTTAATTAGATTCATTCCCCATTGTTTTTTCAATAATGCAACAAAATATAATTTTACAAATGGATCATTGTAAACTTGCTTATATTCCTCTGGGTCTAATGCACGAAGACAATCAATTACTATAAATGTATCTACTGTTTGTGCTCCCCAATCTATATCTAAGTATAATCTATCTTGTCTCTGATTAAATCTTATTTGCTTATCAGTTGTAAGTAAGAAGTCAATATCTTCAAGATAAGTTTTTGTCATTGCATATTGCAATAATTCTACAGAGTTAAAATAATACAAGTCATTCAAAAATAATTGATATTTAATACTAAACATTCCACCTGAAATAGAACTTGTATCAAATTTAAATATCTTGTTGACTCCTATCACATGATCGGGCATGGATAAGAAATTAGAAGTTTCGTAAAAATTATTAGTAACAGTAACATTTGAAGTTGATATACCTGTTGTGGTTACAATTCCAACTCCATTTGTATCTTTTGCAGAACCTCTATCAATATCGTCTTGAGTTATTTTGTATTTTAAATACATTCTCTCAATACCATTGTAATGACGCTCATTATACAATTGAATTGTATCATCAAGGGCATCATGAATTTGATCGGTATCAAGATTAATTTCCAAAACAGGATAACCCAGTTTACGTAAACCGAAATTTATTAGTTGTCCTCTACTTTCTGGTTTCGCCATGACTATCCGTTAGATTTGCAATTTGCTCTAAAAGTTCATTTTTTTCTTTTTCATAATCATTCTTTAGAGTTTGGAGTTTTGCCTCCAAAAGAACATTTTGATTTAATGCTGTAGCTAGTTTTGTATGATATAAGTTCACTAATACATTAACATCAACTTCACTGTTTTGCTGCATACTAGAACGTTCCTCCATCAAGGGTCGAAGTAAAGCTTGGCTTATTAACATATGTAGTCGCCACGCTAGATGGTGCTGCTAAGTTTGCAAGACCACCACTTTGACCTTCTCTAACTAAAGTATTTGAATTATTAAATGTACCACTAACACCAATTAAAGGAACTGTGGTTGCAGCGTTAACAGCACTTTCAACTACACCAAAAGCGTTTGTGCTGTTTTGTTTAATTATATCTCCTTTTGCAAGAGTAACGTTACCTGGCATAGTCAAGACAATTTTAGTTACAGCAGTTAAAATCTGTGTTGATGTATCAATAGGAGATGCAGGAGCATTTGTAGACTGTTGTAAACCTTCACTGTCAAACCAAACTACACCACCAGAACTAAAGTTTCCTGACTGATAGTAGATACCCTTTACATCTAAGAAACCTTTAGTACCAGAAACAACACTACCAACGATAGTTGCATCAGGAACATAAGTCCATCTACGACTATTATCTCCATGAGTTCCATGATTTCCAGTTCCAACGGTGCTAGATGCAATTGAACTATCATCAAATCCAAAGAAACCTTCGTTTGTATTTGCAGTACCAACTCCAACATTATATTTGAAACTTAAACCACGGTCAGTATTAGTATCTGTTGCATGAGTGATTGTAAACTGAGTTCCTGTTCCGATACCTGCTGCTGATGTACCAGTGAAGGTAATCATCTTTGCACCAGTATTAATTGCAGTAACAGTTGTTAACCCACTATTAGGTAAATTTGTACCTTGAACTAAGTCATTTACAGCGATTCCAGCAACATCATCTAAAATAGCAGTAGAAACACCAGAGGCGATTGCTGCCATAACAGTTCTGGAACTTGTAACTTCTCCAACTGTCATAATTGGATCGTTTACAGTAGACTGTGTTGAGTTAACTGTAGTGGTTGAACCATCAACTTGTAAGTTA